CAGGGTCAGCACTTCCAAAGTGGTCGTACAGGTAGAGTTCCCATCCTTTGAGCGTATGTTCATATGCTTCTAATAGTGTGTCCTTGCTATGTTCTCCAAGGTGTAACGCTCTCCCGGAAGCTACGGACATAAGTCCTAATGCTGTTCTTCTGTTACTTTCTTCTAGTGCAATGTAGCCAACCTTTTCTCCTGTTTCTAGTAGATGTGTAGCTAGTTGCCGACAGAACGTGGATTTACCTTGCCCTGTCCCGGACGTGATAGTAACTAACTCTCCAAACCGTATACCATGACTCATCTGTTGCAGTCCTGCAAAAGGATATTCATAGTCACAAGGTGGTGATGGATTTGTAACAAGGTCTAATAATGATTTACCCTCAACGATTCCATCCGGTCTGTAAGTCGTCGCATTCCATATTGCTTTTCTAATTGCTTCCGTATCACCGGCTTGTAGGGCATCACTCGCATCTTTATACGGGTCGACCAAATTAGCAATTTTAGCTGTCCCCGATGGTAAGAGAGCAGCCACTTGTTCCGTCGCTCTGCGCCCTGCCTCGTCCTTGTCAAAGAATAATATAACTTCTTTGTAACCTTGGAATAGTTGTAGTTGTTTCTGAATGTCTTTTTTTGCCGACGCTGCCCCATGCGGTAGTGAGACGTGTGGCCAATTTGGGTAGGCTTCCCAACCCGAGGCTGCATCCAGTTCGCCTTCATAAACAATAATAGATTTGCCCGTAGAAGGAACAAGGTGCTGACCAAATAGAGTGTCTGTACTTGTACCTTCATACTTAAACTCTTTTAATTTATTTTTCGTTTTGAAGCCTTGAAGAACTCCGTTGCTGTTGAAATAAGGGAAGCGTAGAAATTCTCCGTCTCTGTAAATTTTGTAGTGCTCGCAAGTTTTCTCACTGAGCTTA